GCCGCCCTCTACGCCGCCTACACCGCGCTCGTAGATGTCGCCGCCGGTGAGCGCGGTGTAGGCGGCGTAGAGGGCGGCGGGGTTCATCGCCTGGCCCTGGCCTTCCCGCGCGACGCCTTGTTCACCGCGGCGGCCTGCGAGATCGCCCAGCAGCTCGCCGAGGGCGCCGTCGGCGGGGGCGGCGGAAGGACCGGCGCGGCCGCGAGGTCGTCCGGAGTGCCGACCGGCAGAGTGTCGCACGCCGCGAGGGCGGCGGCCGCGAGGGACAGGGCGATGGTGATGCGCAGCATGGGTGGGTTCTCCTGTTAGTCGCTCGAGTGACGGGATCGATCCTCAGCTCGATCGGATGAACGTCCGCGCGTGGCGGATCGTGAGGGCGAGGAGGTGGATGGCTTCGGCCTCGGTCGTCGCCGAGGCCGCGGCGGTGATGATCTCCCCCAGGTCCGGGGCGGGGAGATCACCTGCGACGACGTAGGCCGCGGCGACCTGATGCGCGGGCGACAGCCGCTCGATCAGGTGCGACGCGAGCACGGCCGCCTCGGGGCGGATCTCGTCGTTGAGGTAGTCCGGGCTCGCGTCGAGGATCGTCTCGATCGCGCGGTCGTGGTCGGCGGGGGAGATCTCGGGGATCTGCATGGCTGGTCTCCGGGTCAGGCGAGGCCGAGGTGCTCGGCGCGGAAGGGGGCCGCCTCGACGTCGCGGGCGAGCTCGCGCTGCATCTTGTCCTCCTCGGGCGCGCCCTGGCGGACCGGGCGGCCGGGCAGGGTGTCGAACGAGGCGAAGTCGAACAGGTCGGCGTCGTCGCGGGTGGTGTCGATCGGCATGCCCCGGTTATAGGGCCTACCCCGCGGCGGGTCAACCGGTTTTCATCCGCCCGCCCGGCCGGTGATCTGGCCGGGATCACGCGGGGCGATCGTGGTCCAGGCAGGACGGGCGCTCGGGCACGACCACGTCGTCGTGATCGCTCGCGTGGACATGCCCGGCAACCGCCCACGCGGCGACGAGGCCGCGCTCGCGCAGCGACCAGCGGCGGATCCAGACGAGCCGCGCGGCCTTCCCGGCGTCGTCGGAGGCGTCCGCCTCCCACACCCCGACAAGCAGCATCAGGTCGTGGACGCGCTCGGCGTCGCCCGCGTGCCAGCACTCCCACGCCGCCGACCGGACCGCCGCGTCGGAGCACGGGATCGGCACGCCCGGCGGATCGTCGCCGAGTTGGTGGTCTGACCAGGCGGCCGCGTGCGCGGCGTCCTCGTCGGCGCAGAGATCTCGCTCGCGCGCCGCGACGGCGATCGCCTCGCCGGGCCGGGTCCACACCCACCCGACCGGCGCCGCCTCGAGGTCGCCGAGGAGCGATCCCGCGGCGGTCGCGGCGGGCGATCCCGGCAGCACCGGCGCGAGCGCGTAGCCGGGCGGCGGCGCGACGAGATCGAGCCAGGTCGACGGCTCCTCGGCGGCGGTGACGGGCGTCCACCCCGGGCTCGCCTCCTCGGCCAGCTCGTCGAGGCCGAGCGCGAGGGCGACGTCGGCGGGGTCGACGTCGAACCCCGCGGCGAACGCCGTCGCGGTGGTCAGGGCCAAGATCATCAGGCGGCCGCGGGTCAGCGGAACAGCATGACGACGAGGTTGACGACGAGGGCCACCTCGCAGACGACCGCGAACCCGGCGGTGAAGCGCGTTGCCCGGGCCTCGCGCGCGGCGGGCTCACGGCCCTCCTCGCTCTCGTGTCCGAGCACGCGCAGGTGCATGTGGGCCCGACTTCGGCTTGCCGTCGACTGGTGCATCCGTCCTCTCTTTCTTGGGCGGCCTGGCCTTCGGGGCAGGACGCGGCTGTCAGTCGAGGTCGTCGCGGTACACGATCAGGATCACCGCGCCGAGAAGCAAGACCCCGCACCACGTACCCAGCACGAGACCGTGGACGAACTCGCGGGCGTCGTGCAAGTCGAGGTGGCCGTAGGCCGCGAGGCGGGCCGCCGCCGACTCGCAGGTGCTGCGCAGGATGGTCGCGGCCCACTCGGGCATCTGTGATGGATCAGTCATGGTCAGGCTCCGAGGATCGCGGCCAGGTCGCGGCCGAGGTTGAGGGCGTTCCACGCCTTGAACAGCGGCGCGAGCTTGGCGTCGAGCGTCGCGCGCGGGGTCTCGGTCTGCTCGCGCAGGAACTTGCCGATCTCCGGCCCCTCGGCCTCGGCGCGCCGCACCAGTTCGCGCATCCGCTCGAGCCGCCGGTTGCGGATCGCGTGCAGGTTGGCGCCCGTCGAGTCGGCGGCACGGGCGGCCGCGTCGTCGGCTTGGATCTGTGATCCATCTGTGATCAGCGCGCGCAGCCGGGCGAGGGCGCGCTCGACGGTCATGACCGCCTCGGCGCTGTCGGCCGCGATCAAGACCTCCTGCCGGATCGCGTCGCGGCCCTGGCCGACGCCGAGCGTGTAGCGGACCTCGACCTTGAGTTCGAGCTCGACGTCGAACGGCTGGTCGCCGCGGTGCTCGCCGATCTTGAGGAAGTTGCCGGGGGCGTCGCGCAGCCACCAGTAGCCGCTTTTTCTGACGGCGGCGGCGAACTGCGCGGGGGTGAGGTGACGGTCGCTGCGGACCCGGACGCGGCGGATCATGGTCAGCCTCGCCCCCGGCCCGCGGCCTTGTTGAACACCGCGCGCATCACCGCCTCGGGGTCGTTCGAGGTGATCCCGGCCGCGACCGGGGCGGAGACGCCGGGTAGTTCGAGCGACGCCTGCCACGCCTCGGGCAGCTCGGGATCATCTCCCTGGACCATCTCGAACGACCAGCGACCGCGGTGGCCGTCGATCGTGGCGGTCAGCTCGAAGCGCTCGAGCCGCTTGATCGTGCTGCTCACGAGGCTCGCGCCGTATTCGCGCACGAACAGGCCGAGCAGCCGGGCGAGGACATGGATCGGATCGGTCGGCGCATCGCCGCCGCTGTCTACGTTCTGAGTCATCATGCGGCGGGTATAATCCCTGCCCTATCTCGCGTCAACCTACCTTCATCCGCCCGGCGCGAGCGCGCTGATCACGTCCTCGAGGACCGGCTCGGCGTAGCAGCGGCAGTTGATCGGCTGGCCCGGGTGGCCGTCGCTCGGCGGCTGATCCCAGCGGAAGATCCGCCCCTCCCGCAGCGCGTGCGCCGTCCTCACCCGCGCATCCCCGACCGTCCGCCAGCGGTAGCGCTCGATCCCGAGCCGCTGCTGCCGGGCGGCGACGACCTGCCCCTGTAGGGTGGCGATCTGGTCGCGGGCGATCGTCTTCGCGCGGCGCTGCGTAATCCCGGTCGCCTCGGCGATCCGCTCGGCGACGACCGACGCCCGCGACCCGCTCTTGAACCCGTCCTCGACGGCGTCGGCGACCCTGTCGAGGTGGTCCTCGGCGACGTTGCGGATCAGCCGGGCGTTTGCCTTTGCCCAGCTCGCCCGCGCGGCTTTCGAGAACCCGGTGTCGGCCGCGAGCACGAACGCGTGCGCGTCCTCGGGGATCGGGTCGGGGCTGACCTCGATCGCTCGCGCGAGCTGCTGCAGCGTCGCCCGCTCGTTGAGCGCGTCGACCCCGTCGACCATGCGCTCGAGCGGGACAGTGCGGACGATCCTCTCGGTCTCCCACCGCTCGAGGACCGCCTCCCGCATCGCCGCGATCTTGGCGGCGAGCTGCTTGCGGCGCTCGGCGGAGAGGCGGGCCCTCGAGGCGTCGGCCGCGTCGGCGACCGTGAACCCGTCGAGCATCGCCGCGACCCGCTCGGAGACCTCGGCGAGCTCGAGCAACAGCGGGCGCATGGCCTTGCGGTACTGCCCCTCGAACCCCTCCGGATAGGGTGTCGCCGGGAGTCGTGGGCCGCCGCGCCGGGGCGCCGGGGCGTCGAGCAGCAGCGGCGCCGAGCACCCGCAGATCGTCTCCCCCAGCACCTGCACGGCTACGCCGCCTCGGCCTGGACCGGCGGCGTGGCCTGCAGCGCCGGCCGCTTGACCTGCACGGCCCGCATGATCTCCTGCAGCGAGACGACATAGCGCCCGTTGATCTGGTAGCTGGTGATCGCCCCGCTGTTGATCATCTTGCGAATCGAGCTCGGGCCGATCCCGAAGTGCCGGGCCGCCTCGCTGGTCGTCATCGGGGTCTCGTTCGACGGGAAGGGCGTCAGCTCGTCGTCGCCGGCGAGGTCGACCCCGTCACCGGCCTCCATGTCGTACCACTCCCCCCAGGTCGGATCGCTGGCGAACTGCGCCGGGGTGAGCTGGCCGGTCATCCAGTCCGTCGACCGGGCTTGAGCGTGCTGCAGGCGCATCGCGGCGCGCTCGGCGTCGGTCGGCGTCCACAGCGGTTTCGGCTCGATCGACCACGTCTCGGGCTCCTCGCCAGCGGTCGGGCCGAACCTGGCGGTCAGCATGATCCGCAAGATGTAGCCGAGCGGCGGCAGCAAGTAATCCTCGCCCTCGCCGCCGATCCAGTCGTAATAGCCGCGGATCTCGCCCGCGTTCTCGCCGTCGCCCAGGCCGCCGGGGGACTGGCCGCGCAGGATGCTCTTGGGGATGAACGTCGACGCCTGCAGCTCGTCGATCATCAGCGAGACGACGTCGGCGAGCCCGGCGATCGATCGGGTGAGGGGGATGAACTCCTCCCCCACGTCCATAAAGATCTTCGAGAGCGTGCCCACGGTCGCCCGCATCGCGTTCGCCCGTTCCTGGATCACCTTCTTGTCGCCGCCCTTCACCGCGGCGGCGAACCCCTGCATCTTGACGACGTCGACCGCGAACGACGAGAGGACCGTGCTGACGTTAGCGAGCGCGTGGCCCTTGGCGCGCAGGGCGTTCCAGATCCTGTCGATCTCGCTGACGCCCCACCCCGAGAACCGCTGCGCGTCACGGTGCGACAGGTCGCCGTTCACGAACCGGATCACTCGATCGCGGTGTACGAGGTTGCTTCCGCCGCGCGCGCCGCTGGTGTGGACGTAGTAATAGAGCGGCTCGCCGAACCCGGGCAGCGACGGATCCCACTGCCACTGCGCCGGCGTGATCTGCCAGCGCTCGAGGACGTGCAGCGCGTGCAGCCGCTTGATGTTCGGCCAGTCGATCGGCTGGTTGTGTAGCCGCCCGTCGTCGACGACCAGGAAGATCGCCGAGCCGCCGTCCTTCCTCATCCAGCGGTAGGCGCGGCCGATGCTCCGCATGACCGACAGATCCTGCATCGAGCTCTCGAGCGGCTGCGTGTCGAACCCCTCGAAGCCGCGCAGCTTGACGCCCCGGCGGACGAGATCCTTGCCGGGGCGGTCGACGACGATCCGGGTGGTCGGCTCGAACAGGTAGAGGTTCGAGCGCAGGTCGTCAGGCAGCGCGATCTGGTAGCCGAACGTCGTCGCGTAGGCCGGGTCGCGCGCGGTGCCGAGGCCGGTCCCGAGGTTGACCCAGCCGCCGCCCCCGGCCTCCGCGCTCGAGTCGCGGCGGCCGGGGGTCGGCGGTGCAGGCGTGAGGTGGTCGCCGCGAACGAAGCTCAGGAGGCGGGAGAGTCGGCCCATGTGTGGATCACCAGTCGAGGTCGTCGCGGTACACGATCAGGATCACCGCGCCGAGAAGCAAGACCCCGCACCACGTACCCAGCACGAACGCCGTCGCGGTGGTCAGGGCCAAGATCATCAGGCGGCCGCGGGTCAGCGGAACAGCATGACGACGAGGTTGACGACGAGGGCCACCTCGCAG